CACGTTTTAAAGGTAAAGTCGAAGTCGGTGGTTTGCTTCTATGTAGAATGCCTGAAAACATGGCAAATCAACGTAATGAGCATTACAGAAAACAATCTAGTGAGGCTATGAGAAGCGTTGATAATGCTTTGTTGAGAGAATCTAATCCAAGAATGCCTATAAACAATCCTCAAAGGGATTCAAGGACTTCATTTGGAAAAGGAGGCTCGTAGGTAAAATTTAATTTTTAACCTATATGGAGGATTGGTATGAGTACCACTTCAGCCCCAAGGGGCTTAAAACCAATCGGAATCCTTGGAGGTACAGCTTTTGTTGGTTCAACTAGAGAATATTTAATTAAATCTGGGTACAGCACAGCTATCTTCAATGGTGACGTAGTTGGTTTTGCAGATGTTGCAAACTCTACAGATGATGGACATCTTGTTAGAGAGACAGCAGCAAGTGAAGTAAATCCGATAGGTGTCTTTTTAGGAGTTTCCTATACAGACCCTAATACTTCACAACCAACTTTTAGGCAACATTATCCGGGC